AAATCTTTTTACCCCGGCGTGTAGTTCGCTATGGCATTTACGGCACAGCGGAATAACAAACAAATCATCAGCCTTTGTTCCCATCCCTCCCAGTCCATGACCAATGATGTGATGCGGATCATCTGCCTGATTACCACACGTCATGCATTTCTGCGTTTTTACCCAACGCGTGTATACAGGCATCTCTTCCCGTCGTGGTTTCTGGCGCTGGAGATACTGAGCCGGTGACTCCGGATCAACGGCAATGCTTACCACCGTCTTTTCCTGTGGCGGGTTTTGCTGGTGGGCGTGAGGCAGTAGCGCAATATTTTTTGTGCGCTGCTTCAGCATGCTGGTGGCGGTCTGCTCTCCCGGCACGATGTCGCTCTCGCGGTATACTGAGCGAATTTTTTCCGCGCGTAATCCCAGTGAACGACGTAACACCGTCTCCGGTAGTGCGTCCGCTACGTTATTTATGGTTGCCCACCAGGATAATTCAGCCAGCGATAATTCCCGCTCCTGCGTGCCATTCATTGCGTGGCGGATGACATCAATCATCCATGCTGACAGGTTTTGGTGAGCAAGCTGCCCGAGTGATTCGGAAGTCTGGTTACGCAGCTGGTTGTCGCAGTGCCAGCACAACACCATCGCGCCGGTACCGTAACGATGTATGACGGTTTCACTGTGATGGTAGTCACCATGAGGCCACTGGCAGGATTTAATGTGGCGTAACAGCCAGTCAGACAATGCACCAGCACCACCAGCAGCACGAATCACCCGCTCATCGCTGAAAAATGGCAGTAATGATTTATCCTCCGCCAGCGGCTGGCGAACAGCAGGAACGACTCCGGACGGCAGACCGCGCATGCTTTTCGGTTCCGGCTCCACCAGAACTCGAGGGTTATGAAATACCTGCATGGATTCACGGCCCGGTTTTAGCACCACCAGCCCAAGTTCCGGTACCGGAACAGGTCGAAGTAATACCCGCACGTTACCTCCAGATGCGTTGCTGGAATGTGCGGGACGGACGCGGTGGGCGTTCGGAATAAGGGAGCCTGACATAGATTATCCAGTGACGATAATCGAGGCTGAGGGCTTTCTTAATCTCGTATCCGCGTCTGCGGTAGTTATGAATTAGCCATTCGGCCTGTTCTTCAGTACATGGTGGGTGTTGGTACCAGTCGGTTTTAAATGCGTGTGAACGCCGCCCATGCCGGATGGCAAGGTCGGTATCAGAATTGTGAAATTTGGTTTTGTGCACCATCTGTTTTCTCTGCTGGCGCAGCAGGTGTCAGGTGTTCAGGCTGACGTGCGAATTGTAAACCAGAATGCCAGGAAAAAACAAAACCCGCCGAAGCGGGTTAAGTGCGGGTGCGTTGAGGATGCCTGACACATCAGAGGTGGCGAGGGATTTCTCCCCCGCCTGGTCTCTTACTCCTCAGGTTCGTAAGCTGTGAAGACAGCGACCTCCGTCTGGCCGGTTCGGATTCGTACCTCGCAGAGGTCTTTCCTCGTTACCAGTGCCGTCACTATGACGGTTAAACAGATGACGATCAGGGCGATTAACATCGCCTTTTGCTGCTTCATAGCCTGCTTCTCCTTGCCTTTCGGCGCGTAAGAGGCTAACCTACGTTTGTGAAGCATAGATTGGGCCTCAGATTAATGTTAAGCGTCTTGCAGGACGCGTAATGTTAACTGGGGCTTTTCTCTGTCTGCCTTACGGTGGCATGCCCGAGGCAGACAGCCTCAAGCACCCGCAGCAATTCTACTTAACTCTCGCTTTACCGCAAACCGTTTTTACCCGATATGGGAATTCCCATATCGTAATGAATTCAGTTCCCTAGTCGATCCATCAAAAACACAACCAGGCAGTAAACGCCCACAACAGCAACAACAGCCAGCGCACCTTCCATTGCCAGTGATATATCATCCGACATATTCCCTCCTTTGGTGTTAATCCCGGCGAACGTTTTTACCCTCACCGACAAATAACATATACTAAAAAAGCGATAGCCATAGCAACGCCTGTAATTGCAAATGCTTCAGGCCAGTTCATTGGCGCACCTCCTGCGGCGGTTCTGGTAGAGGCATCCAGTGTGATGGTATCCACGACGCACCAGGTATTATCCACCCATCATTAGCGTCAGGATGCCCCGGGATGTAAGTCGCCCATTTCATTCGCCAGTCACCTTTCCTGCCAAAATCCCTGGCAACAAGAACGGCTGTTTTGGTATCCGGCATTCGCTCACTACAGCTTATCCAACTATCCGGAGTTACCGGATAGTTGCCCGATAGTGCATTCTGCTCCAGTGATGCTTTTACAAACCACGCTGCCTGAACTATAACGCCATGAATCCAGCGCAAATCAGCATCGCGATCTTTCTTTTTCATCTTTTCGCCACTTAAGGCCTTGCTTATGTGGCTGCGTGCCAGGTCTTCATGTAATTCCTTCGCCTCCTCAATGGTGAAACCACCAGGCAGAAGAGCCGGAGTTACCGGAGAGCTGGTTGACGCTTCCGGGATTTTCCGAAAATTATTGGTTGACGAATCTTTATTTTCCCGAAAGTTTCCGGACTGAAGCATGGCTTCGCGGCAATCGTTCCAGCCTGTAGCGTATGCAGTCGCTTTGCTGCTGCCTTCAACTGGCGCATCCTGCCAATACATTTCTTCCGGCACTATCGGCGCTGGAGGGGCGGCAAATAGATATCCGCCAAAGTCAGGAAGCTCTCTAATGGCCTGTACAAATTTTTGTTTGCCTACGTCAACCCCTAATGGGTAATGAGCTATAATCTTTGCCACCGGCTCTGCTTCCAGCGATGCCAGCGCAATCCGTGCCAGTTCCATTTGTTCACCACGGGTAAGCCCGTTTTCAAGCGGATTTTTAATGAACAATTCAATACGTTCTTTGGTAATAGTGGTCATGTGTTACTCCTTAACCCGCAGTGCTTTCAACTGATGAGGGGAACAAAATCTTTTCATCAAACCCTGCATTCATATCATGAACAGCAACACACCAATCCATCGACGAACGATTATCAAGAGCCTCCATGATTTCATCCATGCGGCGTAGGTCATACAGGTAAATGCTTTTATCGCCAATGGTGTAAAAGCCAATTTTTTTCGGTGATGGACAGCGATCAAGAACTTCCTGTAATTCGTTCAACCATGCCCGTTCTTTTTTTGTCAAAGTTGCCATATCAGTTTTCCTTATACGGATTAATTTTATTGTGCAGTGTGTTGAATGACGCCCATACCACGTCGTTATACAATTCAATAACTGGCTCAATTATTTTTCCGATTATCCATACTAGGATTAACGGGGATATCGGTATCATCAACACGATAAACAGAATGAGAAACAGAAATTCTGTTGTTCTACTCTTTCGCGGATATTTTTTCTAAATAATGTGACCATTCATTACCGCCCTTTCGGGCGGCCTCCTGACATTAATCGTTGTGATAACTCATAGCTTCATTTGCAGCATCAACTGGATTAACCTCCCACCAGCAATAATTTGGTTCGCCCCCTTCAGGCGTCCATGGTTCTAATTCATTTTTTGCCACATTCTCGTCGCCAGTGATTTTAAGAATCTGCTCAGAAAATTTTTTCACCCACTCGTTATATTTTTCCGCGTTAATGTTTTTTTGTGTATTTAACATAGATACTCCTCCGGTTAAGGATTAAATTTTATTTACAGTGCTGAATTTAATTATTCAGATTTGGATTATGCTTTCTCTTTCACTTCACGCAGTGCCTGAAACTTAATTTCGCTCACCGGTTACTTCCTCCTCCCCATGTTTTCAGACTTTCACCACAGAACGGACAAAAACACATTGCAACGCCACGACCAACATATTGACCGGAGTGTATTTGAGCGATGTCTAAGCCTGGCTCGCCGGTGTTTATATTCACGCGTTCCGGGATAAATATGCCTTTACTCTTAAATGCTGGATTTCCATATTCGAGTGCTTTTGCCAATGCAGCACACGGTTCTATTTTGTTGCCATGAACCTGGCATTTTGATTCACTCACTGGCTGTCTCCTGGAAAATAACTGCATGCCCCAGTTTCTCCGCCAGCGCCAGTTCTGCCTTAGCGCCAGCTGACCGCTGCCAGCCTTTCAGCATGTAAATCGCATCCACACAACGAATCATTGCCATGCAAATATCCATGTAGTGCGGCTGTGTCAGCCCGTCCGGAAGTACTGCCGGGTTTAAGACTGTATGCCCTTCCCGTTTCAGTTCCTCTTCCGCATTGTGGAACGCCTCACGGTTGAAATTTTTATACCCGGTCATCGGACCAGCGATATAAACCCTCACCCTCACGCCATCACCTCCTGATAATTACCCTGATAAAAAGCCAGTACACGCTGCATAGCTTCGCTCTTCCGGCACTCGCGACAAATTATGTTCTGACTCCTGTCGTAGCGACGTATTTCTCCATCTGGCAGCTTTCTGACCAGCGCCATGTCCGCTTTCTCCGGCTTCTTACGCCATGTGCGATACGCCTGCTCTGACGCAAAAACACCGTATTTACCGGACATGTATAAATCCCCGCAAGCCAGCACATCCACAAGGCAGCGTCGAACCGAATGCCAGCCTGCTCCCGTCGCTCTCTCCAGCTGTGACATCGTCATGCGTTCATTTTTGCGCACCAGATCGATTATTCGAGCCTTCAGATTCTCCCGCTGTTCGGGTGTATATGCTTTTGCCACAAGCCCTCCTGAAAAATCACCTTCACAATTCATACAAAACCAGCCGCTTTCCGGCGCTCATATTCCTGTTTCAGCAACTCAATTGGCGTTGGTCCCGACGGTCGTTTGGGTGCCGCCAGTTGCCGCCGGACTGGCGGAACACTGAGGCCGTTACCAACATGCTTTGCCCATTTCGTCAGCTGCCGTTCTGCAAGTCGTTTTAACTCCCCTTCGGTCATCTGACGCTCGATCCCCTTTGAACGCATCTCGAGACAAATGTGATACAGCACAGGCTGAGACCACGGGTACTTATCACTTCCGTCGTATCGCCAGGACTCATTGCGCCAGCGGCGGTACTCCTCCATCACAGCATCCACCGTCAGACCGAATGGATTGACTCCGCTTTCCGAAATCAGTGCCACAAACTCAGCCAGGTCCGGAGGCCATGTTTCACCCGCCCGGCAGCGGTCCATGCACTGGCGGCAGACCTGTCGGATTTGCTGCTCAGTCATCGCGCCAATCTGTGCAATCCAGAGCTTCGAAGGTGCGGCCCCGTTCTTCTGGGTCCAGCGGTTCGAATAAACCTCCCCCATGAGTTCCCACAGCTTCCAGGCCGTTTCCGTCGCTGATAAATCCGTTTTCACGTTCCCACTGCTCACGTGCTGCCCGAATTTCCTGAACTGCCCGTGATGCGGTGCCACCTGGTGCTGCTGCATGGTTTACCCCCTTGCTGACTGGTTTAACCTGCGCCCTGACGTGATTTACGTGACGGGCGAATTTCTGCTCCCACTGAATCTGCGTAAACACTTTCCCCTCCGCTGCCCAGTAGTCCCGGAAGGCGGCAAGTTCAGCAGGCGTAAATTCCGACTCCGGCAGAGTCACTCCCCACAGTGCAGCCCGCCGTCGAAAATCCGGCGACGGATGCCAGCCATCGGTCATCGGAAATTTCCCGATGGGTTCGCTCAGGCCTTCCAGGTAATCAGGTTCCGCTGCCTGCAACGGCACGCCATTCGACTCACTGGTCGGAGCACTCTCGCGCATGCGCGCGTTATGTGTGGGGTTTAATTCTTTTAGATCTGTATCTGTATCTTTATTAGTTGCTTTTGTGTTTGCGCCATGTTCAAACACCACGCCAACATTTGTTTGAACACCTGTTAAATCTCTCTCTTGTTTTGTTTGAACATCTGCTTCCTTTCTGCTTCTTCTGGCTTGAACAGATGCTTTTCCGGCGGCTGATTTTTTGGTTAATTTTTCCCTGACTGATGCCAGATCTTCCTCAATCCGAAGATGCACCCATTCATCGCCGTTATCGCAAAAAAACTCCCGCAAGGATGGTTCCACATCAGCCCATCGCTCGTTAGTCAGACGGGAAATTTTTGCCAGCCTGTTTTTAGGTATTGGCTTTCCTGTTTGCCAGTAATTGAACATCAGCAACAAATACGCACCGTGCTCCTCTGCTGACAAATGCATGGTGTCAGCAAGGTAATCAGCTATGTACAGTTGCATGTATGGTAATGCGGCCATAATTGCCTCATCTGGTGTCGAACCTTCCTCCAGGTATAATCTGTGATTCCCAATCGACAGAACCAGAGGAGGTTCGACATGTATTTTTTGAAAAGCCTTTATCAGGCTCATGTATTAAATGTTGCAGCAACAAACCGTTGGTGTAACAGCCCCGAAATGCTCCCGGATTACAGAGCCTAGCTGCGCGCCGAAACATACCTTCGTCTCGACATATTGATTAGCGAACTTCAAAAAGAGACTGCATCCATTCATAACCTTCAGGGTATCGACGCTGTTCGCATTCTGGTATCGCGCCATAGTGCTCTCTCAATAATTGAAGTGCGTCATCTCTCTTTTTCTGAACTGATTTTCTTGCTTCAACCAGCTCTGGAATCAGCGAATATCCCACCGGAAGTGATCCAATACCCACCTCATGTTGACGAGCAGTTACAAGATGTGCCATACAACCAGCGTGCTGGATTGACTCCCTGCTCAGAGGCTGAATGGGATCACTCTCTGCTGAAGAAATACCAAGATTTGTATAATCCTCAATAAGCCCGGCACACGCTTCTGCATCAGCCAGCTTTATTCTGGTTTCCTTGTGCTGTTCTCTGGCTGACAAACGCCAGAGCAGCGCATTAGCTTTATGTATCAACCACTCTGCCAGCTCCACATCAGATAAACCGCCACGCCAGATGTGCGGACTGTTTTCGTAAACGCTCAGTGTCAATTTTTTGTCATTATTCATATTTATTACCCAATTAATGCACAAGCAGAGTATTTCCTGCCGGACCACCGCGATTCATCTGATCGAACAGAACGATCGCTGATGCAACAAACTCATCGATATCTTTCACCAGGCGCTCCCGTCGCTCGACAAGCTCCCGGTGATATTCCGAACTGTGGCTGCGCATTCGGGCCACCAGCGGAGGCGGCATTGCTTTTTCGATCGCCGGTAACAACGCCTGAATTTTTTTAACCGCATCAGGAGTGTCTTTCTTCAGCCAGCGGAAAATTTTCTGGGTATTACGACCCAGGGCTTCCGGATGGCTGTCGTCATACAGTTCCGGGAACGTCATTCCCAGCTCGAAATACGCTTTGGTAATTTTCGCAGCCGGTACTTTTTCGCCGTCCGGATGCGCCCAGACATTCATCGCCATGCGGATGTGTTCATGCTTGATTTTCATGAATCATTCTTTCCTTCGTTTGAGGTGCTATCCTGCTTCTTGTAAAGTTCTGGGTTGTATTTCAATTCACCGTTAGTAATTTCATCCAGTTCCATTGCGCGAAGTTTGGGAATAACTGCTTTCCACCGCACAACAGCCACATGTGAAATTCCAAGAGCCTCAGCTACTAGTCGCTTTTTTTTGAAATAGCGCAGAACATCATCTTTGAACATAAAACTCTCCTGTTATTTCGAGTAGAAGGGTAACAATAGTTACATAACAATGTCAACCATAGCAACATCACTTGGTAGTAACATTGGTTACATGAAAAACACTATCAGCGAACGTATTCGGAATCGTCGAAAAGACGTTGGATTAACCCAACAGCAGGTTGCGAAAGCAATCGGCATATCTCGTGTATCCGTAACAAAATGGGAAAATGGCTCTTCAAAACCTGACGGTGAGAATTTGTATCTACTGTCAAAATTGCTTTCCAAATCTCCTGAATGGATTCTTTATGGAAAGGACGGTCACGATAAAGCCGATGATCTGCGTCTGAATCAGTACCCTTACATTAGTGACAACATCGCCCGGTTGCCCGTTTTAACGTGGGAACAGGCTGGTTATTGGGATATGAGTTGTCCAGTAACCGAGATTCCTGGTATTAAGAATTGGGTTGATGTCATGACAAAAACCGCTGAAAACTCTTTTTTATTGCATGTTGAGGGAGATGCGATGACAAACTCTAACGGCCTCCCAACCATCCCCGACGGATCTACCGTGCTGATCACACCATGCTCAAGTAACATTAGAGAACTGGTGGGAAAAATAATCTTAATCCAATTGGAAGGAACTCCAAACGTAACACTAAAAAAAGTTGCGATTGACGGACCAAACATCTATCTGTTGTCACTGAATCCGCTTTACAAACCCATCGAACTGAATGGTGGTTACACCATTAAAGGTAAAGTTTCACAAATACATCAATACTTAGACTGAGTCAGAACCCGCATTCATTGCGGGTTTTTCATGCCCTCAAATGTACCTTTTGCAACATTGTATTGACTCGAAAGGTAACTCTTGTTACCTTAACAACATACCAACCCACCCCGCCCCACAGAACGCCGGGCAATACTTCGAGTTACCAAGCAGTGGTCAGGGGGTAAGTAGCCAGCCCGAGGCGTATGAACATGACGGCGGGAACACTTTGTATAACAGCGCAGCAGGTTTTTAGTTCCGCTACCCCAGCGTTAAGGGGAAATGAGGTCAGCATGGATACTATCGATCTTGGCAACAACGAATCTCTGGTGTACGGCGTGTTTCCCAACCAGGACGGCACGTTTACCGCGATGACGTATACCAGAAGCAAAACGTTTAAAACTGAAGCTGGCGCGCGTCGCTGGTTAACCAGAAACACTGACTGATGAGGTTGACGATGGAATTTAAAGATTTACCAGTACCATTCCAGGAAATGGCATCGAATGTGGTTCGCTCTCAACTGGCGACTCTTGACCTGAGTACCGTAGAAAAAGAAACCATCGATACTATATCCGGTAACGTGCGTCGTGCCTTTATCGGTCTGTACGAAGAGAAGCAGCTCTCTGATAACCAGGATTTACATGAAAAATACTTCCTGGAATTAATGGACATCATTAATAAAGGATTTGGCTTGTTAATGAAAAAGAAAGGGATTCGAATAGCTCCCCTTGAAAATCATTTTACAGCGAGCAGTATTAATTCCTGTGATTTAAAGCATCACACATCCGATGGGAAAGTTGAATCAAATAACAAAATATCAATTAATCATTAATTTATTCACAGGTGAGGTAGAGTGCGTGCGCCGGACACGGATAAGAATCCGGCACTAACAGTTTACTGAAAAGGATATATCCCTGAAAAGTCAGGGCATAACACGAAAGCGCCCGGCGAAGTTAGTCTCTCTGTATAGGTCGTCGTTAAATTTAATTCGATCGTGCGCTTCCGGTTGTGGCAATCCGCGAAATGGCGCGGCGGTAAGTATGGCGGGGTTATTCCTTCCCCGTTGAGGACACCGGGTTGTCAGGTTGACCATACGCTTAAGTGACAACCCCGCTGCAACGCCCTCTGTTATCAATTTTCTGGTGACGTTTGGCGGTATCAGTTTTACTCCGTGACTGCTCTGCCGCCCTTTTTAAAGTGAATTTTGTGATGCGGTGAATGCGGCTGAGCGCACGCGGAACAGTTAAAACCAAAAACAGTGTTATGGGTGGATTCTCTGTATCCGGCGTTAATTGTTAACTGGTTAACGTCACCTGGAGGCACCAGGCACCGCATCACAAAATTCATTGTTGAGGACGCGATAATGGAAACGTTATTACCAAACGTTAATACGTCTGAAGGTTGTTTTGAAATTGGTGTCACTATCAGTAACCCTGTATTTACTGAAGATGCCATTAACAAGAGAAAACACGAACGGGAGCTATTAAATAAAATATGCATTCTTTCAATGCTGGCCCGTTTACGTCCGATACAAAAAGGATGCTGGCAATGAATACAGCATTTGCACTTGTTCTGACAGTTTTTCTTGTTTCCGGAGAGCCAGTTGATATTGCAGTCAGTGTTCACAGGACAATGCAGGAGTGTGTGACTGCAGCAACCGAACAGAAAATTCCCGGTAACTGTTACCCGGTCGATAAAGTTATTCACCAGGATAATAACGAAATCCCGGCAGGTCTTTAAAACAGTTCCGTAATAAACATCCGATTTCATTCTTATATGCCAGCAATGGCAGGGATTTGTTCACCCTTAAATCTGTAATGAGGTAAAACAAAATGAGTAAAGTCTTTATTTGCGCCGCCATTCCGGACGAACAGGCAATAAAGGAAGAAGGTGCAGTCGCTGTAGCCACTGCCATTGAAGCTGGCGACGAACGCCGTGCTCGAGCAAAATTTCACTGGCAATTCCTGGAACATTATCCGGCTGCTCAGGACTGCGCTTATAAATTTCTTGTCTGCGAGGATAAACCTGGCATACCCCGCCCTGCCCTCGATTCATGGGATGCTGAATATATGCAGGAAAACCGCTGGGATGAGGAGTCTGCTTCTTTTGTCCCGGTTGAGACTGAATCCGATCCGATGAACGTCACTTTTGACAAGCTGGCCCCTGAAGTACAGAACGCTGTCATGGTTAAGTTCGACACATGTGAAAACATCACCGTTGATATGGTTATTAGCGCACAGGAATTGTTGCAGGAAGACATGGCAACATTCGACGGACATATCGTTGAAGCGTTGATGAAAATGCCAGAAGTTAACGCCATGTATCCGGAGCTTAAGTTGCACGCCATTGGGTGGGTTAAGCATAAATGTATTCCTGGTGCTAAATGGCCCGAAATTCAGGCAGAGATGCGCATCTGGAAAAAACGTCGCGAAGGTGAACGCAAGGAAACCGGAAAATACACGTCTGTTGTTGATCTCGCCCGCGCCAGAACCAATCAACAGCACACTGAAAATTCAACAGGAAAAATCAACCCGGTCATTGCTGCCATTCATCGCGAATACAAGCAGACATGGAAAACACTGGATGACGAACTGGCCTACGCTCTCTGGCCTGGTGATGTGGATGCCGGAAACATTGACGGCAGCATCCATCGCTGGGCAAAAAATGAAGTTATCGACAACGACCGCGAAGACTGGAAGCGTATCTCGGCATCAATGCGCAAACAGCCTGATGCCCTTCGCTACGACCGCCAGACTATTTTTGGCCTTGTCCGTGAACGTCCGATCGACATTCACAAAGACCCTGTGGCACTGAACAAATACATTACTGAATACCTGACTACAAAGGGCGTGTTTGAAGATGAAGGAAGAAATCAGAGCGCAACTGATACTCTCTCGTCGCCAGTACCAGAAACTGATGCAGTGGAAACGGCAATTCCGGACAACGAAAAAACCGAATGCAAAGTGGAAGTCGAAGCATCTGTAGAGCGAGAGGGGCCGTTCTACTTCCTCTTCACCGACAAGGATGGCGAAAAATACGGTCGCGCAAACAAACTTTCTGGTCTGGATAAGGCGCTGGCTGCCGGGGCTACTGAAATCACGAAAGAAGAATATTTCGCCCGCAAAAACAGTACATACTCAGGTTCACAACAAAATACTGGTGCATCTGACACGACCGCACAACCAGGGCCGGTAAAAGTTACCGCTGACGAAGTAAACAAAATTATGCAGGCAGCCAATATCAGCCAACCTGACGCCGATGAACTGCTTGCAGTATCACGTGGTGAATTTGTTGCAGGGATTAGCGACCCGAATGATCCGAAATGGGTGAAGGGGATTGAAACCCGCGATTCAGTGAATCAGAACCAACAAGAAACGGAACAGAACGGCCAGAAAGCGGAACAAAACAGCCCAAATGCGTTACAAAACGAGCCAGAAACGAAACAACCTGAGCCAGTAGCGCAACAGGAACCGGAAAAAGTCTGCACCGCCTGCGGTCAAAGCGGTGGTGGCAACTGCCCTGATTGTGGCGCGGTAATGGGCGACGCAACATACCAGGAAACATTCGATGAAGAGTATCAGCCTGAAGTTCAGGAAGATGATCCGGAGGAAATGGAAGGCGCTGAACATCCACACAAGGAGAACACTGGCGGCAATCAGCATCATGCCAGCGATAATGAAACTGGCGAGACGGCAGATCACTCAATTAAGGTGAACGGTCATCAAGAAATCACATCCACCAGCAGGACGTGTGACCATCTAATGATCGACCTTGAAACCATGGGAAAAAATCCTGATGCCCCGATCATCTCAATAGGTGCAATATTTTTCGATCCGCAAACCGGAGATATGGGACCGGAATTTAGTAAGACTATCGATCTGGAAACTGCTGGCGGAGTCATTGATCGGGACACCATTAAATGGTGGCTTAAGCAATCACGCGAAGCGCAATCTGCCATTATGACCGATGAAATCCCGTTAGATGATGCACTGTTACAATTGCGGGAATTTATCGACGAAAACTCCGGTGAATTTTTTGTTCAGGTCTGGGGAAATGGAGCCAACTTCGACAACACGATTTTGCGCCGTTCATACGAACGGCAGGGGATCCCCTGCCCGTGGCGTTACTACAACGATCGCGATGTACGCACAATCGTTGAGCTGGGGAAAGCCATAGACTTCGATGCCAGAACGGCTATTCCATTCGAAGGTGAGCGCCATAATGCACTTGATGACGCTCGTCACCAGGCAAAATACGTTTCAGCTATCTGGCAAAAACTGATCCCGAATCAGGCTGATTTTTAATGTTCAACCGTCGCCAGTTGTCGTTGATATTCTGCAACTGGCGCGTTCCGGAGTGATAGCCATGAGCGAACAGTACCTGATAACGCTCGACGAGTGGAAACCAAAACGGTTCAGTCTCCCAATAACAAACACTACCCTGGTGAAATACGGAAAACTAGGATACATCGTTCCAAGACCACAAAAAATTCGTGGGCGTTGGCTGATAGATCGCCGAGCAGTATTTGTTGGGCCTGGTGAAACGGGAATTGCGCCGGAAATTCATACTGGCGATGATGATGCACTGAAGGAGATTTTAACTCATGTCACCGAGGCCACGAAAAAACAGCACTGACGTAGCCGGTCTTTACGAAAAGTTTGATCGCAGAACTGGCAGAGTTTACTACCAGTATAAAAATCCTGTGACTGGAAAATTTCACGGACTCGGAACAGACAAAGGTAAGGCAGAAAAAATCGCTTCCACAGCCAATCAGCGAATAGCTGCAGCAGAAGCTGAATATTTCATGCGCAAAATTGATGAAAGTCCGTCAGCAACAAAACGTCGGGGTATCAGATTAAAGGCATGGGTTGATCGATATCTGAAAATACAGGACACGCGACTGAAAAATGGAGATATTGCAGCTACAACTCACAAAGAAAAACCCGAATGGCTGCATACCTGGTTTCCCGTCTGGGAAACCACCCATTGA